GCCCGAGGGCGGCGGTGGCGGTGACGGCGGTGGAAAGGATCCAGGCGGCAAGGGTGGGCGGCCGAACGGTTCGACGGCCCGTGACCAGGGCAAGACGCCACGCGGGGCCAAGGGCGACCCTGTGGCCGACCAGAACGGCGGTGGCTTCGATGACGTGCTGCCGCCGCCCATCGACCCCGTGACGGGCGAGGAAGATGTGCCGACCGAGGGCGAGTTCCGCGAGGCCGTGGCGCGTGCCGCAGCGGCGGCGAAGGCCATGGGTAATCTTCCTGGCAACCTTGCCAAGCGCGTAGAGGAGATCCTCGCGCCCCAGGTCGAGTGGCGCGACCATGTGCGTATGCTGATGACGGGCATGTTCGGGGCCAAGGGCGAGACATGGGCCAAGCTGGATCGGCGCAGCGCGGCGCTCTATGGCCTGGGCATGAAGCTGGGCAGCGACAACCCGTTCTTCCTCAAGCCCGGCCGCAAGGGCTACGGGGCGGACACGGTGATCGTGGCGCGCGATACATCGGGCTCGATTGGCGACGAGGAAGAAAGCGCCTATATGGGCGAGATCGGCGGCATCCTTGCCGACGTGCGGCCGAGGCGCGTAATCCTGCTGGATTGCGACACGCGCATCTGTCAGGTGCAGGAACTCTATTGCCTCGAAGAAGCCAGCGACGAGAAGGTTCGCACGACGCTGGGCCACGGCGGCACGGACCTGCGTAAGATATTCGATTGGGTGCGCGACAACGATCACAAGCCTGAGTGCCTGATCGTGCTCACGGATTGCCAGACCCCGTGGCCCAACGAGAACCCTGGGTATCCGACCGTGGTTGTCGCGACCACGGATGCAGCAAGCCCGGCCTGGGCGGAACGCGTAAGATTGAAAGTGTAGGTGTGACATGAGAGTTTGTTTTGTGCGGCCCGACGAAGTGGACGACGACGGTAACTTAATCAAGTCTCCGCTCATGTTCGCGGACGTGGACGCGATCCCCGACGCGACGCATTTCGTTAAACTGGAGAACGACGAGAAGACCTACCGTGTGCATAAGGTGATGCACATCGCAGGCACCGGCAAGAAGCATCATGTGGATCTCTACCTGATCCGCGTGAGGCCCTAAGTTAGTTTCCCTACCTGTAGGGAACCGCCGGCACCCAGCCGGCAACAGTAAGATTAGGGAAACCATATCCGCCGATGTGGCTTCCCTATCCTTTTAACCTCACATAATAAAGGTTTCATCCCCATGAGCGTGTTCAAACTGACCGACAAGGATCGCGAAGAAATCATAAACGCGACCGAAGCTATCGCGTCGCGCAAGCAGGACTTCGAGGTATCGCGTTGCCCCATTACGATATCCGATCTTGAGAAGGTGCTCAACGATCCCGAAGGATTGGAGATCGCGAACAAGGCGCTGGCTATGGGCTATGATATTACTAAGTTCAACGATATCCGCATGAGGATAAACGACAAATGCCTGGGTGGGGATGAAGCGAAAGGAAACTTACTCTGCCCGCGCTTCATCGGCGTGGGGTTCGTGCCGGAGAAGGATATACTATGTCGGCTTATGCTAGATAAGCGCGGCAAGGATTGGAGCAAACATCACGAGTGCGGTCACGTATTTGATATGACGCGCCTCGGTGAAACCAAGTGCCTTGAGATCGCGGCCTGGGTGAACAAGGTTCATCGTGCGGTGCGTGAGCGTCATCTGTGCGTGAACGTAGTCACGAAGTATCTGGCCCACATGCCCACCACGGCCAGTGTGTTGGCGACATGGCCGACGCTTGCGACATTGCCGCGCAAGGATAACAAGGACGGCGTGCGCCTGCGTGACAGGTTCCGTGCAGGGCCGCCGGCACGCACCCTGTATCGTTACAAGATAACTTGGCCCACGTCGGGCGGTCCCGAGTTCGAGGACGTGAACACGATGATGGCCGGCGCGGAGGAAGTGCTGGTCAAGGGTCTTATGCTCGAAGGAAAGTATTCTCCCTTGCCGGGCACCGGAATGCGCGTCATCAGGGTGCATAAGTTCGAGAGCGTGCCCGACGCGCCGTGGTATCTGAGGACTAAGGAATAGGAGGTAACACGCACATGATCGTCACGCTTGATTACGAAACGACTTACCTACCAGCGCAGAAGTATTCACTCACGAATATGTCCACCGTGGATTACCTGCTCGATCCACGGTATGAGACGATCATGTGCGCCATGAAGAAAGGCGCGGGCAGGACCGAATGCGAAATCGGTCATCGCTATGTCGCGCACATGCTCGCCAGCGTGGACTGGCCCAACGTGGCAATGTTATCTCATAACGCGCAGTTCGACGCGAGCATATTGTATTGGAAGTATGGATACGTCGCGGGATTGTATCTGGACACGGTTGCCATGGCGCGGGCGCTGACACACCCGCACATAGGCAGATCCTCGCTTGCCAAGGTGGCGGAATATCTTGGCCTGCCACCCAAGGGCACCGAAGTTGTCAACGCCGCCAACAAAACCCTGAGCATGTTCACGAGCCAGGAACTCTACGAGTATATGCGATATTGCAAGCATGATTGCGATCTGGCGTATCAGATATTCCAGCGATTTATTCGGGTGTTCCCGAAGCAGGAATTATCCCTGATCGACCAGACCGTTCGCATGTTTGTCGATCCCCAGGTCAAACTAAATCCAACCAAACTCAGCGCCTATAGTTTCCAGCTTAAAGCCGAGATGGACCAGACGCTATCCCGCGTCGCGGGTATGCAATTCCCCGTGCAGGCGACCAAGAAATCCCGTGATCCTATCAAAGAGATATTCTCGTCTAACCCCAAGTTCGCCGCGATCCTCGAAGACCTGGGCGTGGAAGTGCCCATGAAAATCTCGCCCACGACCGGCTCGCTGACCTGGGCGTTGGCGAAGAACGACAGGGGTTTCAAGGAACTGTGCGATGATGCGTCACAACCGCCCGAGGTTCAGGCCGTGCTTGCCGCGCGCCTGGGCGTCAAATCCACCATCGACCAAACCCGAACAGATAAGTTATTCAACCTAAGTTGCGCGAACTGGCCCGCAGAGTTCGGTGGGCCTGGGGCAGCGTGGATGCCCGCGCCCCTGAGTTATGGCGGCGCGCACACCCTGCGCTGGTCGGGCTCCGGGGGCTTTAACCTACAGAACATACGCCGGGGTTCGCCCATCAAGGACGCCATCGAGGCACCGCCGGGTATGCGTATCGTGCATCGCGACAGTTCGCAGATCGAGGCGCGCATGGTGTGCTGGCTGGCGCGTGCCATGAAACTACTCATGGCGTTCCAGCAAAAGCGTGATGTTTACTCAGAGTTCGGGACAGGTTTCTATAAGAGACTTATCTCGAAACATACCAAGCAAGAACGGCAAGTTAGCAAAGTCGCCGTGCTGCAATTAGGGTATGGTTCGGGCATACCGAAGTTCAATCATAGTTTGTATCTTGCGGGGCTTGGGGCCGATCTGGAATTAGCCAAGCGCGTGGTGAATTATTATAGGTTTGATTTCGCCAAAGAGGTTCCTAAACTTTGGCACGCGCTGGATGATGTTCTTGAGCGCATGTGCATGATGAACGCGCCGGCAAATTATGATGGCGCGATGATGACTAATTATTCTGCATATAACATGGGCATGACTTCGCAGCTTTGGGCGCTAGGTAAAGTGTTCGACGTGACCGCCGAGGGCGCGTGGTTTCCTGACGGGCTCGCGATACAGTATCCGAAGATACGCAAGCATACCTGGATGGATGACACCGGCCGTAATCAGAGCAAGGTCATATACAATGATCCATATGGCGGCGTGAAATCCCTGTGGGGTGGTAGCTTCCTGGAGAATATATCTCAAAGACTAGCGTGCATCGTCATCAAAGAGGCGATGAAAAGAATATACCATGAGACCAAATATCATCCCTTTTTGACCACGCATGACAGCTTGGATTATTGCGTCCCCGAGGGCGATGTGCAATGGTGGGACGCCTATCTCGAAGCCGAGTTCGAGCGCCGGCCCACATGGGCACCCGACCTGCCATTGGCCTCGGAAGGCGGCTGGGGGAAGACGCTGCTCGCGGCCGAGGATGAACACCATATCTGGCATAACCAATAAGGACGAACATGGCAAACCCTACCGACGCCGACGCTTATCTCGACACCTTGCGCCGCATGGAGCCAGAGATACATCCTGTGGACGCGGCGGCGTTCTATGCGAGCGCGAGTATATCCCTCAAGCGCATCGCGGACAGCCTGGAGTTTTTCCAGAACCTTGCGCACCACGGCCTGATACTGGCTGGCAAGAACGAACCCGAGGCGCTTGAAGTGCTTGAGCGCGTATATGGGCAAAGTTAATAATAGGAGATAAAAACCATGAGCCAAGCAGCAACGCATTTGGTAAAGCAAACCATCTTCACGGTCGCGGAGGAATGTGCGCCGCCTACCTACATGATATTGGCGCAGGCCAAGATCGAAAGCGGGTATAACCCTGACGCCTACAACGCGTCGTCGGGTGCCATGGGCCTGTTCCAGATCAAGCCGACGACCGCGCGGCAACCCGGCTTTGGCGTGACCCCCCTCACGTCCATCGCGGACCTGAACGATCCCGAGAAAGCTACCTTGTTCGCGTGTGAGTATCTGCACGGGCTCTATCTCGACACGGACGTGGGCGCGGGCTCCTGGGCCAAGGCCATATTGCACTACAATGTGGGGCCGGGTGCCGACGTGAACACCGCGAGCGACGCATACAAGGCGCTGGCGATCATGGTGAGCGTGCTTGAGAGCGAACCCTACCCGCTCACGCAGGGTATCGCCTAAATTCAACCCGGCCGCCGCCGGGTTTAGTCTTCCCTACCAGTAGGGAGTTTAGGAAAGGTCAATCATCCCCATGAGCAAAAGTTCTGCACTAAACAAAGTAACATCAAAGTTCTGTGATAAAAACAGCCACAGACTCATACGAAGCAAGAACTCCCGGTTAGCACCATACGCCGATCACAACCAAAATCTACCCTACGTCAGCGCAGGCGAAGCCGAATTCATGCCCTGGCTCGCGCCGCCGAAAGACATACGCGAGGAAATGATTGACACGGGCGTGGTGATGCTTTCCTTTCAGTTAAAACCCATTCACGTCGAGTCCAACGTCTACGTGCCCATGATCGTTGATCGCGTCTCGAAGAAATTCAAGACGGGCAAGTTTATCTGGGCCGGCGATCTGACCGATCTCTACAACGACCATGATTTGTTTCGCGACGTAATGCAGAGCAAGCCCGACGCCGCCGCGAAGGATCTCCTGATCGACGGCCTTGTAGGCTGGTGTGACACCATCGCCTCGCACATCGTTATGACCTGGATCAACGACGAGGGCTTCCATCTGGTGTGCATGGAGTGCGTGCGCGTCAAGGTGAAAGACGACGACGTGGTGCTCAAGTCGAACAACGCCGTGGCCGTGGTTGCTTATATTTATTCGCCGGCCGACAGGCAGGGTCAGATCGTCTATCGCATGAACGCGGGCTTCTATGACAACGATCACGAACCCCCGCAGGAAGCCGCCGAGATATGCGCCCGGTCGGTGGGCATCGTGCAACTGATCTCCTGGCTGATGCAGACCAACGACGCCGCCTACACCCGCGAGAAGCCGGTCAACAGGGGCGTGCGCCGGCCGCCGCTACCCTCCTACCGGGCGGTGGTGCCCGATGGCTACGTGACCGCCGTGGAGGCGCTGCGCGCCCGGCGCGCAGCCAGCGAGCCCCAGGGCGGGCATCATGCGTCGCCCACACCCCACGACCGGCGTGGATCGTGGGTCACGAACAAGGCCGGCAAGCGGTTCTGGCGGCGCGGGGCCAAGGTGCTGGGCGGCGCTGAGAAAGCCGCGCAAGGTAGCATGCCCATCCGTGGGCACTATGAGGTTAGGACTTAGATCGTGGCGATACAAACACCTGATAGCACGATAAAGTATATGATGGATATTCTTCGGGATAAGATGGGAATTAGTAACATGGACCAGAGCAAAAAACTTGTGATACCCAAAGAGGTTCCGATGAATGGACCTGAGACAGACCTTTACCTGCGCACTCTTAAACAGTTGGAGGCGCAGTCATCAGCGGGTTATAGACAACAGATGCCTATTCTACAACCTATTTTACAAACACGCGCGGGCGACACCGTGGAACCCCGCGTAAATCCGTCCGAATATGATTTGAATACGCTCATAGCCGAGCAGGCGAGGTTGAGTTTGTGCAAAGACGTGGCAGAGGCGAAACTCAAGCAAGCCAAGCAGGCCGAGAGTGACGCGGCGTTCGCGTGTGAACAGCATATGAATTTAATCAAGGCGGTGATCGGGGCCACGGTCGAGAACATCAAGAAGGTATTGAAGTAATGAGCGAAGTAAAACCCTTTACGTGGTCTTATAGCGCGCTCAAGAACTATGACAGTTGCCCGCTGCGCCACAAGATGATCGACCTGGACAAGAAGTTCAAGGACGAGGAAAGCCCAGCCTTAGCTGCGGGGTGGGAGTTGCATCGAGCGTTTGAGGACCGGCTCAAGGGCAAGCCCCTGGAGTTGGGTTATACGCACTATGAGCCCATGCTCGCGAAGATCCTATCCAAGCCGGGTAAGACCTATGGTGAGAAGAAACTCGCGATCACCAATACTTTTCAGCCGTGCGGGTATTTCGATCCGAACGTATGGTTTCGCACCGTCGTGGACTGCACGAAGGTATCCCCGGATAACACCGAGGTAAGCATCTTCGATTGGAAGACGGGCAAGGTCGCTGAAGATTTAACCCAACTACAGCTTATGAGCGTCACGATCTTCGCGCACATGCCGAGCGTGACGTATATCAAGGCGGGGCTAGTGTTCGTGAGTTTCGGCAAAGTCGAGCACGCCGAGTTTGCCCGTGAGAGTATCCCCCAGATATGGAGCGAGATCATCCCCCGAGTGAAGGAACTTCAACGTGCGCGAGATACCCAGGTTTACCCTCCCAAACCCTCGGGCCTATGCAAAAGATATTGTCCGGTTACGTCATGCCAATACCACGGAAAAGGAACTTCTTAATGTGCGTATAAACTCAGTAAGACAATTATTCGAGCGTTGGCAAAACTTACTTAAATGGCGTGAGGAAGATGAAATGGTAAGCATCATGGACAGCGTAGCACGAGCCACCGCGAACCAGGGGCTCGCGAGTTTTTGTTTGTCGCAACTACCCAGAACCATCCGAGATAAGTTTGAATGTTTCACCGAGACCGACGCTTATCTCCTGGCCCCCACGGCAAGGTTCAGGCGCAAGGGCACGAACGAGATATATGATTGCCAACTGGTCGAGACGGAGAGCGTTCACCCCGAGTTGGCGAACATGAAGCTCAAAGTGCCCGAGGAATTTATCGCGAAGTTATGTGTTATAGTATGAAGGTTTTTTATTATGCCCTGGCCCAAGTCCAAACACGAACGTGAAGAAATAGAAGGCGCATCCCTTGTGAGCGAGGAACGCCGCTGGAAGCAGGATCTTCTCAGACGAAATTATCAACTATGGTGTGAGATACTAAGACAACAACTACCACGCGCCATCCGTAATAGTTTTGTCTTTACCCTACAGGTGGGTTTCGAAGGTGATCTTAAAATCCTCATGCGCAAGGCAGGTTCTCAAACCAAATACGATATTAACATTACGTTCCCAGTGAGCGCCAACATCGTAAACACCCTCAAACTCCCCGACGAGTTTGTGGCTATGTTATGTGTATTAGTGTGAGGATATTATGCCACGCAAGATCAAACTCGAACGCACGGTCAAAGACCGGGTAAAGGATCTTCTTGACCCGCGCAAACCCGATCTATACTATAACATGCCCGTGCCCTATGGCTACGGCAAGTCTATGTTGGATTTCGTCGGGTGTTATCGTGGGCTGTTCTTCATGGTCGAGACCAAGCGCGCGAAGAAAGACCTGACGGGCGTGCAGGCTTTATGTGCGACCGAGGTTATCGACGCGGGCGGCAGAGTGTTCATAATCCGGGACTATGACGGTCTGGCGGAACTCGAACATTGGTTGTTAAGTCTCGAAGGTTAGGATTAAGGCGATGCACATAAGTCAGGACTTAACGAAAATAATCATTCCCTACCGGGAGGGAATAGCAAACATCATCCCGCATGGTAAGCGTTTCGCGTTCCAGGGCGAGGATATGTTCGTGATGCCCAACGAACAGATCGAGGCGAAGATCGCGCGCAACCTGGGCGTCATGGTGCCCGCGCCGATCCTCACGCGCTACGATTGGCGCGGCACGAAGCCGTGGGATATCCAGCGCCAGACCGCCGCGATGCTGACCGAATGCGAGCGCGCCTACGTGCTGAACGGCCTTGGGACGGGCAAGACGCGCTCGGTGCTCTACGCCTATGACTTTCTCGAACGGTCAGGTGCGCTCTCTGGACCGATGCTCATATCCGCGCCGCTCAGCGTGGTGTCGTTCGTCTGGGAGCGCGAGATATTCAACGTCATGGCGACGCGCAAGGTGAGCGTGCTCTACGGCGACCGCAAGAAACGCCTGAAGAAACTCGCGGAGCCGGCCGACATATACATCATCAACCATCACGGCATGGACATAATTCTGGACGAGTTGATTAAAAAGAAGTTCGGGATTTTCGTGGTGGACGAACTCGCGATCATGCGGAACAAATCCACCGATCTGTGGAACGCCGCCAACGCCATCGTGGCGAGCCTCGCACCCAGCACGGGGGCTACAAGCCGGCCGGGCTACGCGTGGGGCCTGACGGGCTCTCCCACACCCCAGGCACCCACGGACGCCTGGGCACAGTGCCGCCTAATTACGCCCGGCACCGTGCCGCGCACGAAGGCGCAGTTCATCGACCTGACCATGCGGCGCGTGACCCAGTTCAAGTGGGTGGCGCGGCCCGACGCCATGGAGATCGTTCACAAGGCCATGCAGCCATCGGTGCGGTTTACCATACAAGATGTTATGGAATTGCCGCCGACCGTCTATCTCGACAAGATCGTAAAACTCGACCCGCCGGCCAAGCTGGCGTATGACAGACTATGGAAAAAGGCCAAGATCGTATCCGACCAGGGCAAGAACATCACGGCGGTGAACGAAGGTGTATTACATAACAAACTCATGCAGGTCGCGGCCGGCTACATCTACGCCGATGACCGGACCATATATGAGTTACCCCACCAGGGCCGGCTTGACGCGCTGCTGGAAACGGTAGAGGAAGCCGAGGGGAAGGTGATCGTGTTCGTGACCTACAAGCACGCCTTGGCGGGCATAGCGGGGTTCCTGCGCGGCAAGGGCTACACCGTAGGCGTGGTGTCGGGCGACGTGCCCAGCACCGCCCGCAACGCGATCTTCCGGGGGTTCCAGGATGGGGCCACGCCGCGCATAATCTGTGCCCACCCTCAGTGCATGGCGCATGGACTGACGCTCACGGCGGCCGACACGATCATCTGGTATTGCCCGACCCAGAGCCTTGAGACCTACGACCAGGGCAACCACCGCATCATCCGCCCGAGCCAGACACGCAAGACGCGCGTGGTGCACCTGTTCGGGACCACGGTGGAGCGCGTCACCTATAATCGCTTGAAGCAACGCGCCAACATGCAGGGCGCGCTTCTCGAAATGTTCGCATCACAGGAGTTGGTTTTCTAATGGCCTGCCGCGAAAGCATGAACGGCGTCGTGTCGCCGCGCCATTGCCCCAAATGCGGGTATGGGTTTTCGAGAGTTCAGGACAGTCAGGACGCCAAGGGATATGTGCGGCGTCGCCGCAAATGCAGGAGTTTGAAATGTGATTACGTATGGGTTACATATGAAATACATCGCCCGAGCGCCGCCGAGTTATCGCCAATTAAACACCGTCCCAAAGTTTCTAACCGTGGCCGTAAAACAGTAGAACCTGCACTCGCGAAAATACGCGGTGATCGGTCAGAGTTCAAAATACCAAATAACCACTACGAAAACGAGGATCATCCCCATGACCAAACCGATTGAGACAACAGAAGTCGAGTTCAAGCCAGCCTACGATATACCCAAAGAGAACGCCGTCGAGCCCGTCGCGCCCACAATGGATGCGAGCACACTCATCGACAAATACCGCCGGCTGCGGGCCAAGAAAGAGGAAATCGCTGAAGAACAAAAGAAAATCATGGCGCAATACAACGCCGGGCTGGATTATCTCGAAGGTATGTTATTGTCGCTGATGAACTCTATGGGCGTGGATAAATTATCAACGTCCACCAACGACGAAAAATTCGGCGGCACGGTGTATAAGACCACCACGACCCACACGAGTGTGAACTCCTGGTCTTCGACCCTTGATTTTATCAAAGAACACGAGGCATGGGAATTGCTCGAAACGCGTGTAAACAAGAGCGCGGTGTTGAGCATACTAGAGGAAACAGGTGAGTTGGTTCCCGGTGTAACTATCGTTCAACGTATCAATGTGAACGTGCGTAAAACCTAACCTATAATGTATCGTATTACAAAAAGTCCTTGACAGGGACTTGAACCTTTTGTAAGCTATGTCCGTTAACCCGACACACAAGGTCTATGAATATGTCCAACATCGTTCCATTCCAGCGCGGCGGTATGCCGGCCGTCTTCGCGAACCGTGCTCTCCCCGACATGAACGCAGCCGCGAAAGCGGGCCTTGCGCCATCCTTCGCCGTTATCGGCTACAAGGGCCGTAACTGGCGGCTCAAATACGCCGGCGAGGAAGAACTGCTCAAGGAAGCCAACGGCGCGCCCGTCGCGACCCTTGACGTGGTGATCGTTGGTATCTCGTCCGCTATCAGCAAGATTTTCTACGAGAAGAAATACCAGGAGGGCGACGATCAAGCGCCCGATTGCTGGTCCACGGACGGGCTCAAGCCCGACGCCGCCGCGCCTAAGAAACAGTCTGTGGCGTGCGCGAACTGCCCGCAAGGCCAGTGGGGTTCGCGTGTGACAGACGCCGGCAAGAAGGCCAAGAACTGCCAGGACAGCAGGCGTCTCGTCGTGGTGCCCGCCGACGACGTGGAGAACGATGGCTACGGTGGCCCTATGTTGCTGCGGCTCCCACCCATGTCTTTGTCAAACCTCGCGGCCTACACGCGGGAACTGGAGAAATATGGCGCGCAGCCATATGCCGTTCGCACCGTGCTGGGATTTAACTATGATGTGGCCTATCCCGAGATCACTTTCCAGACGACGGGATGGCTCGACAACGATACCGCCGAACAGGTGGCCGACCTGATCGAGAACGACACGCGTATCACTACGATCCTGGCCGAGAGTTCGGTTGTCGCGGAGGAGGCCCCCACGGGTGACGCCGCCGACCCCGAGTTCGCGAACAAGGCACCCGCGTCGCCGCTGGCGGCAGGGCGTCCCGCAGGCACGAACAAGCACGGCAAAACCCCGGCCCAGGTGCAGGCCGAGGCGGATGCGATCCGCGCCAAGACCGAGGCAGAGCGGCAGGCGGCGGCCGAGGCCAAGGCACGGGCCGAGGCAGAGGAAGCCGAGCGGGCGAAGGCGGCAGCGGCGCAGGCAGCGGCAGCGGCTCCCCCACCAAAGAAGAACTCGCCTTTCGGCAAGAAAGCCGCGACCCCGCCGGCCGCCGTCTCGACAAACCATACGGTGAACAGTGCCCCCGTGACTGTCAAGCCCGCGCCGCAGAATATGGAGGCGGCCATCGACGCCTTGCTGTAACTTTTGACTTGCGCTGCCGGGGCCGGATCACCATGATCCGGCCTTTTCTCCATCCCCATGGGCGCATAATATGGACCTAATCAATTTCCTTTCCAGGGTTATCGCGCCTGGAAATTTCTTATGCGTTTCATTTTCATCAGGGACAGACAGTAAGCCTAACAACTCGCGGTTTTTTCCACGCGATGAATTGTCTCACGCTGCCAATTTCATTGAATATCTAGCACGTCAAAATACAGACGTATATCACGCGCAGTCTTCTTTCGTGGACGCCCACGCCCAGGGTGTCAACAAGATCGGCAAGTCAAAACTCTACGGTGGTCGCAAAGCGGTAAACGCCCAGGCCCTTAAAACCTTCTGGATCGACCTTGATATAAAGCGCGATGGCGACAAAAAGACCGCCGCGAACTCCTACCCGGATCGCTTGAGCGCGCTCCAATGGGCCGACGATTTCTGCACCGCAATAAAAATTCCCAAATGGTCGCTTGCGGTTTCGTCGGGTTTCGGCATCCATCTGTATTGGGTGCTCGAAGATCCTATGCCGGTAGCCGATTGGCTCCCCTACGGGCAGGCATGGACGCGGGCCATGGTGAGCCATAAGTTCAAGGGCGACAGCGGCATATCGGGCAACCCCGTATGTTTGCTCAGGCCCCCCAACACGTTCAACCTCAAGACTGGCTCTGCGGTTCCCACGTTTGTTTACGCGAACAGCGTGCGCGGCGACGTGCCGAACCAAATGATGCTGGACGCGCTTCAGCCGTATCTACCCACGCACCTGACCCCGACTGCCCCAGGCCAGACCCCATCCAGCATAGCCGCCGCCCTGGCTGGCCCTGGCTCGAACGTGGTCTCGCTGTATAAGAACGCACCCAATATGAACGCCGCCGCGCAGGCGGCGATGCCCGCGCCCTATCGGCAAAAACGCTCGTTCGCGACCTTGGCTAGTCCCCATGGATGCGCGCAAGTAATACACTCGCTGCAAGATCACGGTGCCACCGACACAAGACAACTATGGTATCTCGGCTTTATTTCGATGGCCGTATTCTGTGACGACGGCGAAGATTTCATACATATTATTGGCGACGCACACCCGACATACAATAAAACCCAAACCGATGCCGAGTTTCAGCGCGCCAAAACCGAGCAGGCCGCGAAGGGCACAGGCTGGCCGCTATGCAATCACTTCAACACGCACCGCCCGAGCGTGTGCGCCGGGTGCCCGCATTTCGATCCCGCGAAGATCACGCCACCGGGCACGCAATCGCCCCTGCATTTTGCCGAGCCCAAAGATGATCTTCCCGAGGGCTACAGACGGCACAACAATAAAATTCAAAAATTTGTCAAAGGCGACAAGAACGGTTTCTGGGAGACAATACTCGAAGGCGACATATTTGACCCCGAACTAGACGAGATACCGTTCGGGGGTTTTAATCTTCAGTTCAAGCATCGCCTCGTCAACAAGACCTACACCATAAAAGTATCGCTGCATGATATATTTGGCGATGCTTCTACTATAGCCAGGGTATTTAATAACCAGCATCTTATCGTCCTTACTGGTAGGGAACAGGAATGGAGAACTTTCTTGCTTGCATTTACGCAGATGCTTCGCGCGCAGCAGCGCGAGAGAGTGTCACCCCTTGAGCCCTTCGGGTGGCTGATAGAGAACGAGAAGCACGCGGGGTTCGCCCTCGCGGGCCAAGCCTATATGGCGGACGGCACGGTGGAGGATGCGCCCGGCGGTGATCCCCTTATCGTGACCGCCTACACCCCCAAGGGCGAACTCGGTCCTTGGCAGGACGCGGCGCGGTTCACGTTGAACGGGCGGCCGGATCTTCAGGTAATCGTCGCCGCCAGCTTTGCCGCCCCCCTAGTCAGCCTGACGGGCCACAAGGGCATCATCCTGTCTGCCTGGAGCCGGGAGAGCGGCGTGGGCAAGACAAGCGCCCTGATCGTCGCTCAAGGCGTGTGGGGGGCTCCCAGCGCCACCATGAGCCTCAACGATACTCACAACGCCGTGAACCACCGGCTAGGCCAGACCAAGGTGTTGCCGGCGTTCTGGGACGAAATGCAGATCGGCAACGACAAGGCCGGCGAGTTCGTGCAGTTTTTGTTTCGCATGAGCCAAGGCAAAGAGAAGGCGCGCATGGGCTCGAACATGCAGACGCGCGAGGCCGGCGAGTGGGCGACGCTCATGGTTTCGTGTTCCAATTTCGGGATCATGGATCATGTAGCGAAAATCACCGCCGGCACCGAAGCGGGCGCGCTGCGGTTGTTCGAATACAAGATCACCCATCCGAGTATGCCGCAGGACCCCACGGCCACGCGGATCATAGCCCAGGCGTCCACCAATTTTGGACACGCGGGCGTGATATACGCGAAGTATCTCGCGGCGAACAAGGATCGTTTGACCCAGGCACTCGACGTGCAGCTTACCAAAATTATATATGATACCAACGCATCACAGAGCGAGCGCATGTATAGCGCCTTTATCGCCTGCACGATGATTGGCGCGAGGGTCGCGAAGAAGCTGGGTCTGGTGGATTTCAACCTGCCTCAGATCGAGAACTTTCTTTACAACGTCTATTATACGTCGCGGAAGGGTCGCAAGAAAAGTTTGCTCGTGTCGCACACAGGCTACCAAACCGAGGATATCCTGTCGGGATTTATGTCCGAATTTATGTCACGGAAGATCATCACTAAACGCTACACGTCGGGGAATACGCGTGCTGACGTGAAGTGGTGGCCGCAGGACCGTCATAGGGTGGACATTCACATAAGCCAGGACGACGCGCTGCTCAGGTTCGACCGGGAACTATTCGTCGCCTATTGTGACAGCAAAAATCTGGTCGGCACTGATGTGGTCGAGCATATGTGCCGCACCTATAACGGTCAGGAACTCAAAGCTACATTGGCGGCCGGCACCGGGTTTGCGTCAGGCCGGCGGCGCGTGGTCGAGATACCCTTGGTGTTGCCAGAGTTGGAGAGTTACAAGAACACGCCAGAGGATTTTGACAATCACCCGTCGGGGAAAACTATCTCGGAAAGGATGAAAGAAACCAAAGATGGCACATGATTATGACCCCGGTAAAAATACTCCGAACGCGTGGGGGTTTCTCGAAAAACTCCCTACTGGTAGGGAAGACTATGTAAGTCTGCCCAAGGTGCCTATGTTGCTCGCGGGTATGGGGCCGCCGCCCTTTGACGTAACGCTCCCACACACGAACGAGGTTCGGCGCATCATCGAACTCGAAGAATACGAACCCGGTAAATGGAGGCCGCTCAATGTCTGAGGAAAGTTACGGCTATTTCTGGTGGCGTCACCACAAGGACGCGAGCACGTTCATCGCGTGCCGGGACAACGATGACGGGCTCTGGTATATGTTCGGCCTGGGGTATCCTATTCGCGATCTATCGGCCTACGCGACATGCCTTGGGCCGGTGCCAAGACGCACAACCACGGGTGCGAGTATAGATCAATAATTTACTTATCGTATTTCTTGCGGTTCGCGGTTGATGTGGTGACGCGGGTATTTTTGGCGTGGTTCCCGCCGCCCTTTGACAAGGGCTTTTTATGGTCGATCTCGCGGGGATCGTTCTTGCCCGAGAGCCGGCCTTCTTTGATCGCGTCGTTGCGCGCCTTCTCGCGGGCGCGGCGCTTCTTGAGACCTTCTGGCGAGGTTTCCCTCGCCAGATAGTATTTTTTGTAGTCTTGGTAGTCGTTGGGATTTTTAGGCATCCCCTAATCTACGTGAACGCCGGCCTGGACCGTCGCCACGATGGTGCCGGTGCTGGCGATCAGCGATAGCGCATTGACGGGCACGGGCGCGGGCGCTGCATAGACCTTGGACGCGGCGGGACCAATCGCATAGGAGCCTACGCCGCCCACGGTGGCCGTGCCGGTGTGCGAGGCCCAGAGCGTGCCCGACGCCGAGTTGTTGGTGATCGCGAGATACCGCACGTCATCGGGCAGCGTCTCGGCGGCGATCACGGTGGTTGCGGTGCCGGTCACGCTGGCGGAATAATCGGTCAAAAGGATGGCGACGTTCGGATCGGGGGTGACTGACATTGAGGCTTGCTCCTAAACTACGATGTGCTCACGTAGGGGTGGGTTGTCGGCGTCCACGCTCGCCACCACGGTTAGGTGCCGGTCGGGTGAGGCGTTGATATACGCCCGCGCCACGGGGGGCAAGATTATACACCCGTCGCTCGCGGAGTGGTCGTGCTTGGCGTTGTCGCCATGTATCAAAAATCCCGAACGCCCGAACATTTCGTTAGACGGCGCGGGGGTGAGCCGCATGGACATAGGCCCGCAGTGTGGGTGATCGAACGCCTGGGAGATTGTGTAGAGCCCGCAGGGTAAGGGTCCGACGTTTTTATCCCCCTGATCCCCAGGGTTATCCTCGCCCGCGCCATGACCTGAATACCCTTGAGTATATTTCTTGCCCTGTTCGTAGAGCCAGCCTGTCGATTGGTCGTATGTCCACATGGTATCCTCCTAGTTAACGTTCGCGAACCTACCAGCCTGCGCCATGGCTTTCGCTTGACGCGGTGACAGTTGCAGGCCGAAGTTTTTCGCATTCGGTTGCGCGGCGGTGTTCAGGCGTTGACGGCGAAGCGCTTCAAAGAGTGTGGGCATCTGGATTTCCTCGCCGGGGTGCGACGCGTTATAGTCCTGTATCGCCTGCATCGCCTCGGTGCGGGCGTCGTTGTCGGGTGCCGTCACCCATGCCTGGGATAGTTTTTGTTGCTCGACCTGAGCCTCGGCCTTGGCCTGCGCCACGGCGGCCCTACCCTCACGGTATTCGCTCACATCGGCCGGCTGGAAGCCAAGGGCTTGCCCGACGAGGCCCGCAGGGCTCACACCCCCTGGGGGTAGCCCCGGCCGCCCACCAGGGCCAGGAATGCCCTCGTTGGCGTAGCGTATGGCCTTGAGCGGATCGCGCAGTGGTCTCGGTAGCAGTCCCTCGAAACCCTTTTGAAAGTTACCGCGATACAGGTCGAGCAATCCCGCGACTTCATTGGACGCGTCTTCGCCGGATGCCCCGGTCGCGATGGCCCCCATCCATTTCAGGAAACTCTTGCCGTCGTAGCCCTCCAGTTCGGGCATCTCCAAAAGGTTCGAGAGGCCAATGTTATGGGACAGATCAATGCCGATGGCGTGCGGCAGGCCACGCGAGAATATCTCACCCGCTGTCGGCCCCATGATATCCGAGAAGAAACCGCGTAGGTCTGCCTCGAAATCATGGGGTTTGTTCTGTCCCGTCGCGGCACCGTAGGCCACGCCAGCCAGCGTCAAGGGATCCCCCAGAATGGTGAACGCGCCCGCCATCAGCGCGTGCGTGCCCAGGATACCCGCCAACGCAAGGGCGGCTTCCTTTCGCTCGGTCGCGTCCGCGCCACGCAGAGATTGGTGCGCCAGCCCAAGCATGACGCTATACATATGCAGGCCATAGTTTTTGAACTGCACGAGTGGCAAAGCGATCTTGCCCAATGGCCCCTTCTCGGTCGCGATGCGCGCCTTGCCGCCGTAGTTGGGGATCGCATCCCGCAGGGTATCTATGGCGCGCTCGATGGCGACACCCTCGGAACCCGTCTTTTCCAGTTCGAGATCGAACGTCGCTTTCGCGATCACCATGCGGTTCATCACGTCGGCCGCGTGCGCGCCCACCGTGTTAAAATCCCTGAACCTGTTCCATACGGTTGATAGCTTACCTTTTTCGTAGGAGCCACCTTTGGCGATATCACGAATGTCCTTGTCCATGGTGTGATCTATCAGGCCGGCGGCGTTGGCCTTCTCAAACAGGCGCTCCATCTGGCCGCGATCAGCGCCGTTCTTGACCAGTTGTTCGAGCCCATACCGGCCCATGTCCCAATCGCTCGCGCTGAGCCCCTTACGGGCGGCCTTGAACATCGCGGCTGCGCCCTCCTTGACCAGCCGAGGCCCGAGGTCACGCATCGCCTTGCCAAGCGCCAGCGTGGCCTTGGCCCCGTGCCGGGGAGCCAGGAGAGCCGCCGCGTTCATCTGGGCTTCCAGCGTGTGCTTGACCATGATGGATGGGCTCGCCACGCTCTGCATGAAGCCGAAATTCGTAGCCTTGCGCGCCAGCTCGGACGTGAAACTCGTGGTCAGGCTGCTCGCTTTTACGCGCTGCTCCATCTCATGCAGCACGGCGTTGGCGACGATCTGAGTGTTCGGCCCGGCCCCGCGCCGGCCCATGTCCACCACGGTGTTGCGCATCCGTGTCAGCGCGTCCTGTAGGTCGCCGCCGTGCAACATGCGGCCTACCTTGTAGGCGAAGTTCAGGTGCTCGCTCGCCAGCGTGCGCGCCGCCTCCTTGGACGCCCCGCCGATGCCCTTGCGCCGGGCGATGCGGCCAGCGTCGCTCGTGGTGCCGTGTTCGAGAACCACGGACGTAAGCAGGTCGCGTGCCTCCTGGATCTGCGCGGCCGATAGGGAACTATTCTCAAGGCTGGAGAGCATTTGTTTGACGAAGGGAATGTTACCCTTCAACGACTTGTCCATGCTTTCTTGCTTGGTCATCACGTCGGATACATTGGCGTGTCCCGCTTGTTCGAGTTCCGCCTTGCGCGCAATGGCGTCGGCTTTCTTCTCGAACATCTCCATCCCATACCGGGTCAGCGGGTCCGCGTCGGACGTGGCCTTGTTCGCGCTGTCGCCATAGGTGAGCACGTAGTCGCCATAACGACGTAAGGGGAAATAATCTCCCGCGAGTTTGTTGCCTTTCACCAAGTCAGCAATGCCGGTCACGAAGTTACGCGAACGATCCCACGTATCCGCGAACATCTTCGCAATGTCCGAGGTATCCGCGTTGTCGATGAACGCCTGTATTTCCTTGGGCGAACGGTTCTTGAGCAGATCATCCACGGCCTGTTTTTGGGCCGGCGTGGCGTCGGGAAGAAAATTATCTATGAGCGCCGTGCGCTCGGCCGTCGCACGATCCTCATACATCTTCGCGTAATGGTCTCGAAGATCCTGATAGGTCTGGCGATCATCGGCGCTGAGATTGTTATACCGATCCATGAGTTCCTGAATGTTCTTTACGTTCTTGTTGGCTTTCGGGTCAGGGTTGCCCAGGCGTGCCTTCGCAATCGTGGCGTCGTTCATCAGTTCCGCCAGTTCCTCGCGGCCCTGGAGGCGCTTGATGAGATCATCCACCGTGTCGCCGTTGGCCTTGATATACTGGGCGTTTACACGGTCGATCCTTTCCTTGGCGTTGCGAAGATCGCGCAGCGCGTCGCCGTGATCCTCGGTCTGGAACATGGACCGGTATTTCTTCACGATCCCGTCCCAGGTTGTCGCGACCAGTAGGGCTTTCCTCGCCCGGTCGGTCATTCCGCCCAGGTCGATGTAACGCAACGCCCGGTCCACCTGACCGTCCGCACGCGGCCCCAGCGCGCCGCGCAGCGCCGAGGCTAGTTCATCCCGGTCCCCGGTTTCCCTACCGGAAAGGAGGCTCGCAGCGTGGTCGTAGGTCTCGCCGCGCTCATAGGCAGCACTACGCTCCAGGACGTGTTGCAGGGGGGCCATGACAGCCTCCAGCAACGATCCCTCAAAGGCGTTGTCGGGTTTCTGAATACCCACCACGCGGCGTAGCCAATCCTTGAAATACTCCCAGAGCGTCGTGGGTGACTTATCAAACCCCAGGCGGCGCATCTCCTGGATGAACGCCTCGGATGGCTTGAGTGTTGACGTGAACGCATGAACTTCGGGATTGGTGAGATGCTGGGTCGCGACTTCATGGTAGAAGGCACCCGTCGCATATTCGACTTGATAACGTGCGATTTTGTCCAGAACTTTAGCGTAATTCGCTTCCCCGGAGGCGCGAACGAACTCGTTGTTGATTGCCTTGAGCGCTTCGAACATGGGCCTGAGCGCCGGAATTTTAGTCATGTCCGAAATAGCACGGAACGTGATTGCGTGTATGGCTTCGTGCGCCAGTGCTACAGGTCCGCCAATGGCTTTCAGGCGTGGGTCCAAGTCTTCCGGGGTGCGCGACGGCATTATGACCGTGCGTTGTTTAATCGACTTATCCTCGTTCCTTTCAGTATTATGCAAGCCAGTAACTTGACCATTATCAAAATCATCTTTCCAAAGACGCTTTATTTTACCCAGATCATAAGCGTGGTCACTCGTCATGATTTCCAGATCGGGAACCATGTTTGCCATATGGTTGAGCAGATTACGGATATAGCCCATCCGCGCGCCGTCTTTCGCGATATTGCGCGCCGCCAATATCATGGCGTCCTTGAGCCTGTAGGTTTGCCCGTGGTCCTGCGCGTCCTTCATCGCGTCGATGAAATTGGTGTTGAGCGCAAGGTGCCGGTTGACGCGATCCGCGTAGGGCTCGATCTTGGGCTCATACTTGCGTGCCTTGGCTTCCTCGGCCGCAGCCTTCAGGCGTTGTTTCTTCTCGGTGTCGCGAAGCACCTTGTCCAGACTTGGACCCTTGGGCTTGATCTCGTCGCGCACCGCGTCGCCAACAGGATCACCTTTTTCCAGGGCTTCTAGGTAGCCCTTATTGCGCTCGTGAGCATCTAGTTCATTTTTAAGTTTGCCTAATTTGGCTAAAAGATTTGTGACGATCTCCTTCTCGATCACCCGCGCTTCGCGTTTGTCGCCTTTTCTCTTGGCCTCGTTAACATCTTTGGTAAGACGTTTTTCGCTATCGCTCATATGCGCGATAAGGTCATCCATTTTACGGGTGATCTCATCAGGGTCAGTCAGCTTTACGACGTGGTTCAGATAACCTTTCAGCGTGCGTGCCTCATCACGCGCTGGCCGTCCGCCTTTCTTGCCCGGCGTCCACTCGAAATCGTTGGCCGCCTCATGGATCGTCATGAGGCCGTCGTCCACCTTGGATATCAGATCTTTCGCATCACGTAGGCGATCCGTGCTCGTGTCCGCGCGTGTCTTGTCGCCCAGGTCAATATCCTGCTGCGCGATAATTGGCCCTTCGCCCGCGCCGGGTATAATCTCTGGCTCGCCCTCGCCTGTGTCCTCTTTATAGGCTTCACTTATGTCGTCGCGCGGTTCTTCTTCGTCTTCGGCTTGTATGGGTTCGGGCTTGGCCTGGATGACAGGCTCGGGTTCTGGCTCACCCTCGGTAGGGGGCTCGACGTGAACATTCTTGTCTTGCTCGAACTGCTCACCCTTGGTCAGCTTGTCGATACGTGCTTTCTCGGCGGCGCGCTTGGCCTTCTGTTCCTCGCGCACGCGTAAGAGTTTTTGTTGTGGGGTTTCGGGTGTCTCGGTAGGAGGCGGCGCTTCGGGCGCGGCGGGTGTGGTCTTATCTTCTTCCCTACCAGTAGGGACCGGCGGGGTTTCGGGTGTCTCGGGTGTCTCGGGTGTCTCGGGAGTTTCGGCCTTGGGCTCGATCACTTCCTGCGCGGCGGGCGCAGGTTCAGTCGCGGGAGTTTCCTCGGGCGCGCTGGACTCGGTGGGCTTTAACTTACCCGGTTCTTCGAGTTCCTTGATTTTCTCAGGGGTTAATTCCTCGGGTGTGAGGTTTTTGAACGCGATTATCTTCTCGGGATCGGTAGAATAAAATCTCCCCACGCCCTTCTTGGTCGCGACAAACACACCCTTGAAGCCGACGCCCACACCCTTGGCGTCCGCTGGCACGAATACCGCGTCACGCGGGTGATCGCGGTCTTGAACTTCCGCGATGCGCTGGCGGTAGGGGGCGGGCTCGGGGGTTGTAGGTGCGGGCTCGGGGGTTGTAGGTGCGGGCTCGGGGGTTGTAGGTGCGGGCTCGGGCGCGGCTTGGCCGGGTTTGTATTCTGGCCTGATATCGTCGCTATGATCCGGTGGCTTGGCCTTATCCAGCTTGACGATCATATTGCCGGCGTGCTGGTTCGCATACGCCTCGTGCTTATATACGTCGTCCGTGGGTTTCCATAACTCGACAGGGGCTAATCCCAGCGCGGGCTCATCGGAGTATTGTATATTGCGCGCACCAGGGCTTGCCCCCCACCGGCCTTCTTTCTCGTTCCACGTAAGGCCCCAAGCCTTTCCATCACGGCCCAGCGCGACCCTGAACCCTTTTGGACCAGTAATGAGCCCAGCACCCGACAAATAGGGCGCGTTACCTGGACTTACATAGATCGTGCGGACGGAACGCGGCTTAATACCTACATCATTAGGATCATGCCCTTGGTGCAACGACTTGTTGCGCGTCGTCGTGCCGTCTTCGTGAATTTGATAAGTGCTGCCCTTGGCGGTCTCAAATGAGCCAACGACTTTTGGTTCGGGCTTCGGTGCGCTGGGCTCGGATGCTTTGGGGGCGGCGACGCCCGGTTCGATCCTGGCCTTTGCGGTCACGGCCGTTGCGGGCGTCGCCTCTGGCCCGGCGGCCGGTCCTGATGCACCAGGGGCGGCGGGCGCAGGAGTAACTTGTTGGTCGCCCGCGCCGGGGGGTGATCCTTCCGGCAGTATCGGTCCCGGCGCGGGCGGCGCTTTAGGAGCCGGCCCCTGCACAGGCTCCGCAGGCACGGGGGGTGCGTTTGCGGCAGACGGCGGGGGCTGTTCCTGGGGCGATTGTGCCGCAGGCTCAGGCGTTTGTGAAGGAGGATTTTGAGGCGGGGGCGGGTTCGCGCGTTCCTCGGCTACCTTGGCGTTCTGCTCGATCTCCTGGCGCTGGACCTGCACGGCCTGCTGGGGCGGCACCTTATCGTCCTGCACGATCTGCTGGATCGAGCGGACGGGCACGCCCTTGGGGGGTGGCGCGGGCTCGGTAGGCGCGGGAGGCGCGGGAGGCGCGGGAGGCGCGGGAGGCGCGGGAGGCGCGGGAGGCGCGGGAGGCGCGGGAGGCGCGGGAGGCGCGGGTGGTGGGGCTTCGGCCCCTGGCTGCGCCGCCGGTTCGGGCGGGCTTGCTGATCCTGCCTGCGGGGCCGGCGCAGCCGTGGGTGGCGCTTCTCCTACACCGGGCGCGGGCGGCGGTGAAGGGGGTGCAGGGGGTTGTGGGGGAGGCTCGGGTGGGCCACCGGGTGTTTGGCTCGCATCCGGTTGATCGGTGGTCGCGGGCGTCGGCGCGGGCGTCGTCAGGCTCACGTCCAGCGCGGCCTTCTGCGCCGGGTCCACATGGGTCTCGACAGGCTCGGGCACCGCCGCCGGGGGCTTGACGGGCGTGCCGTCCGCATGCGTGCCATGGAACACACCCAAGGGGCCGCCCAGGGCTACGCCGCCGGCGAACCCCGACGCGGCAGCAATGGCGGTATGGGCCGGATCGAAATTTTGCTGCGTGCCAACAGCAATGTTGCCCTCCTGCTGGGCAATATCGCCGCCGGCACCCTGAGCCGCCATCGTGACGCCGGTTTCGCCCGCGCTGACCATGGCGCGTTTGAGAAGGGACGCGCCGGCCGGCAGGAGCGCGCCGGTCGCGGTGGCACCCAGGCCCGCACCCGCCAAGGCTCCAACGGCACCCGAGAGCGCGACAAAGGGAGCGGTCGTGGTATGTATTACGTTCTGACGTGCAACCGTATCGCTGGCACCCTGTTCTATTGAAGCCTTATAGACAGGAACATCCATGAGTTGCTTGGGCGTAGCAGAAGCAACCTGATCCACCAGCGCGTTGTATGTCTGGCCGGCGTTTAGACCCCCAAAGGTCGCCGCCGTGGCGAGGCTCGCGGTGAGTTTAGGCCCTAGCAGTCCTGGTAATACTTTGCCCAATACCTCGGGCGCATACCTGGAGATGAGCGCGCCCGTCGCCGCGAAGGCTTCCTCCGGTGCCGCCGCCGCGCCCGCCACGCCCGCGCCTACCGCAAGCGCGCCCTGGGGGAGCATATCCGCGATGTTCCCCGCGAGATACCTTCCTGGGTTCTGGAACGCGCTGCCGTCCCATATGCTCGCGGTGAGCGCTTGCTTGCCCGCATTTGAGAGATCGGCGTAGGTAGCATCTATATGTTTCTGGATTGCGTTCTTAATACGATCATTGTCAGCGAGTTCTGCAGGGCTCGCACCCGCATAATTCTCAAGGGCCGCGACTGCACCCAGCGCATCTTTGCCGCTTTCAAGGGTGGCACCCCAGAGGCGATCACCAAAGTCTCTGAAAAACCCATGATTATTGTCGGGATCAGGGCCGGTTTGTATCTGCGATGCTTCGATGCGCGACGGATCGAGCACACCATCTTTGACACCCAGCTTATCCATCCAGGTTTGCGCGTGCTCGGTGCGGGCTTTTTGTTGCTTGTCCGCTAGGTTTTTGAGCGCTTTGTTTATGTCGTCCTGGGACATAAGCGGCGCGGAGATCGGCGCAGCCTGAGACTGACCCTGGCTCGTGTCAGGATCGGTCGGTGTTTGAAGCGCCGGCTGATCGGGCGCGGCCGGCGCGGAACTCACGGGTGCGGGAGCCGCACCCGTCGCCGGGTATCCTGCAACGACGCCTGCGCTGTAATCCTCGGGTGTGGCGGCGCTCGGATCGACCTGTGGGCCTGACATAAACTACATTGCTCCAATCATCGCGGAACCAAGCATCGCGGAACCTGGGTCCACGGCCTGCGGGAGCGCCATGTTGCCGGTGTTTGGGGCATTTGGGTTTCCAAAAATCTTTGGGCCGGAAGGTGCCTGGGCGGGAGGTTGAAGCGAACCGATAAGACGTGTCACCGTAGATGGCTGTAGGCGCGCAACCACGCGACCATCGGCGGTCACGACCGCGCCAAAAGCCTTATCGCCTTTTTTGGTATTCACCGAGTAGCCGGCGTTCTTGTCATGTGTGGCAAGGCTGTTCGCGATTTCATAGGCGGTAGGGCTCGGCATTGGCATGTCTTGCGAGTGCAGGCTACGAATATCGTAGTAAGCCAGCGCGGCAGCGGAGCGTTGTTGTGGGCTCATGCCCTTCACGATTGGGTCCGCCAAACCCTTTGGCGTGTCCTGCGTCGCACCGGGACCATACAAGGTTTCAACTTCTTTGCCGTATTGATCGTGGTCTTTCTTATCCTGCGCGGCTTGGTTGGCATCAATTTTTGCCTGTTGTTCCTCGCGTTCCTTGAGCAAGCCCGTGCTTTGCTGCAACGTGACTTCATCCATTTTTTGCTTGCGTTGCATTTCGAGTTCCTGAGAATGCAGCGCGAGCGCATAATTACGCGTGGCATCCGCCTCGTGGGCGTTTTGCTGCGCCGTCACCGCGCGTTCTCTCGCGGCATCGGCGCGCTCTTTGATGAGATCACCGAAATACGCACCGTGCTGTTTCTCGAACTCGGTTTGTGCGTTTTGTTGATTGAGCGTCTGGATAGCGCTCAGATATTTGTTCGGGTCGGAAGTCATCACAAGCTGGGGCTGGAGGTTCTGGCGCGTCACCTGGAACGGCTGACCTAATGCCAGGGTCGGATCTTTCTCGCTAAACTGCTGCGCCCATACCTGCCCCTTGCTGTCCACGCTGAACTTCCCGAAAGACCCATCAGGGAAGAAGGCGTGCGCCACCGCAAGCTGCTGCGCCGCCGTGGTGCCGTCGCCGGCCGCGAGCGCCCGATCCGCGTTCATCAGGGCATTGGACGCGCCTTGTCTCGACATACCCAGGATGAGTTCCTGCGCCTGCTGCGCGCCGGCCACGTCGCCTTTCATAAGGCTCGCATACACGAGGCTCGTCTCGGCCGCTGCCCATTTCTGCCCCAAGGGCGTGCTGTCGGGCGCGGTCTGCGCGATGTAGCGCATCGTCGCATCAGGGCCGGCTTTCATGGCGGCCTGAAGCGCGGTGGGGTCCACGCTGGGCGGCGTGGTGCAGTTTGTGGGACCAGGGTTCTGGCCTGGGAAACATTTCTTCATGTAATCGAGCGCGGACGGCGGCACCTGATCGGTTTTGCCGGCGGCGAAGCGTGCGGCGTTCTGCGGGCCGGCGTTGTATCCCACGGCCACGGCCGGCGAGCCAACACCATACGCATTATTCAACGGGTTCAAGATCAAGCCAGCAATATGGGCACCCCCATCAAGTGTATTTGGATCATACATATGAGTTGGGTCAACCTGATCCCAGGTGCTCGGAAGAATTTGGAACGGTCCAATTTCGCCATCTTTGCCGCGTGGCACATTAGTTTCTCGCATACCGGCTTCCATATTCCAGTGCAGCGCGAGTTGGTCCGCCGGGACGCCGGTATCTCTTGAAGACTTCTCTAAAGTCTGCATCTGACGCTCAGCGTTCTGCGCTTTTTCAGGGTCAGGGTCTTTGGTCGCGAGAATAAGCGCAGCATAGGGCTTCGGATCGTAAGGGAGCACACGCACCTTCTCGGTCGCGGGCACGGGCGGCTGCGATTGGTTCGTGGGCGTCTTCTGATCGGGCACCACTTTCGTGCCCGTAGTAGCGGTGGGGCCGCCCGTGGGGATAGCCTTGGATATGGGCGCGCTCGGCGCAGCGCCGGGGTCTCTGTATCCCGTATCCTTGCTGTCCCCATCATCGGTTTTTGCCATCGGCAACGCGGCGGCTTTAGGGTTTGTGCCCGGCGGCGCGGTGGGTTGAGGGGGTGGGGTTTTCCCTCCCGGTAGGGAAGAAGCCCCAGGACGGGCGTTTGGCGGAAGTTCATCCGCCTGCGCGGTGCCGACACCAAAAAATCCCATCGCCCGCTGCGCGAATGTAAGCGGGGGTGCTGCGTCGTTGGTTTGGGCGGGCGCGCTCTGGCTTGGCTGGGGTTTTCCCTGGCCGCCGCCGGGCAGATTTGGGTCGGGTTGATTGATGAGGCGCGGCGTGCCGCCCACGGTAGGGGCCAGGACGTTCGCACCCTGCTTCTGACCAAAGGGTGTGTTCGTGCCCATGGGTTGCCCGGCGATAGGCACCGCGCCGGGCGCGCGGTTCTGCATCTGCGCCTGCGTCGAGAGCATCGTCTGGGGCGGCGGGGGCGAAACCGAGGCCACGCCCGCCAAGGGTGTTGTCGGCACCGGAGAGGGTGCCGCCGGCAGCGCCGCCGCCGGCAAGTTGGTTGTCTGCGTCGCCGGCACCGTCGCGGGCGGCGCGCTCTGCGTGGGCAACGCCGCTGGCACATATGTCGTCGGCGGTAGGCTGAGATTGTAGCGGTTCTCGATATCAGGGGGCACCGTCGCGGGCGGCGCGCTCTGCGTGGGCAACGCCGCTGGCACATATGTCGTCGGCGGCAGACTGAGATTGTAGCGGTTCTGGATATCGGGGCCGTCCGTGGTGGTAGCGTCGGGTGCCACCGTGCTCGCGTCCGCGCCGGGCGTCGTGTCGTCTAGTTTTATCCCCTGGGCTTTCATGCCCTTCGTGAGTTTGTCGGTGATGTCTTTTGCAGCTTTGCTCTTGAAGGGATCGTTCTTCTCGCCATCGGGCTCACCCTTCGCGCTGTCAGGATCGGGCAGGCTCGACGGATCGGCCAAAGGCTGCGCCGTCACGGGCGCGGGGCCGGGCGCGGGCTGCGTGCCGTCAGGGTTCGATGATGTGCTGGTAGGCGTAGGCGTCACACCCGTGTTTACGCCCTGCGTAGGGGTTGAATTATTCTGTTGGAGTTCTTGTGTAGCCTGGGCGGTCGCCTGCGCGTCGCGCACGTCTTGCGCGGCCTGTTGCTGCGCACGCGTGGCGTTCATCTGGAGCCATTGGTTTTGGATATTGTTCATGCCCTCCGCGCCCTGGAGGAAACCCGACATGAAGCCCATTACGCTTGAACTCCTGCATATGCTGGAATGTATTGCGGTGCCGGCATCGTCAAACCGCTTGTATCCGTGGGGATCGCCGTGGAAGGTAGATCGGTTGTGGTGGTCGCACCCCCACCAAACATACCTCCCTCGTAAGCGCCCAA